CTAAATCTAATATTTAGAAACTCGAAAAAAACTGGGAGCTCAGGCCTTAAAGCTTTATGTGAAAACCTCAGTGAAACGCTTCAAAGGCATCTTACCATATGTATTTTTGACCGAGACGAACGCCCTATAATTAACGAGATGAGCGGATCTCCAGGAAATTACAGGGATCACACTAATAACGTGTTTAGTCTAATAATACCTATACCTGAGTTCAGGGATCCAAGTGATCTCATTTGCATTGAGCATCTGTACCAAGACGCTCAGATTTACACCTCCGACAATCAAGGGAGGAGATTGTATTCCAAGGATGAATTTGATTCTTTAGGTTGCCATAAAAACGACCCTCAATTATTTTGCAGAGTCAGCAAGCAATCATTGATATACGATGATCAAGTCATCAACTTGCATGAAAAAAGAAATGTTGCCCTGCCTAAAAATAAATTCGCCGATTATATTTTCAATGGAGCGCCACCGTTCAGTAATGTTGACTTCAGCGGGTTTCGCGGTACTTTCACGCAAATCGTGGCAATTGCTGCTTCGTACAGCAGATGAGTTTGTATTCGAACGAACACGCGCAGTTGCTAAGCTGAATTTTTACATGTCGGTTTAGCTGCCGAAGTATATTACATATACCCCTTTAAGATTTTGGCGTCGATCGATTTGCTAAGCGAGTGGCCTGATCCTTCTGGACTGCATTTCCAAACCAATTGGGAACATTCATTCCGTCCCGAGCATAAAGACGTTCTGGAACATCCTGCCAAAACTTTATAATTGCATCCGAAAAATCTTGAAGTTGCGAATCTGAAACCTTGACATATGTGTAATCAAGAAAATCAATGCCGACAAGCAATGGATCAATCACAGCGCATGGGTATACTAGATAATAGGGGTATTTTTTCTTTAGCTCACTGAACGACCCTCCATTACCATGTTTGTACACATTAACTACGCAACGACATGCGTCAATTTGCTCAAAATATTGCCCACCTCGTATTGGCCAACCATAGCTTTCCATCAAATCAACAATATCGTTGAAATTTACTTTCCAAATTTGAGTAACAGCAGTATCACTTCCATAAGCATGTCTCACTTCTTTTGCCACCCAATCACGCAACTGCTTTTCCCACTCGTGAAACATTCCAGCGACGACACTAAGTCGAGTTTGGTCGCGCATATCACTTAAAAGTTGATGGTGTTCGATACCAGCCTCGTAAGAAGCCTCATAGTAAGACCCGACGTCGTGTCGGTCAGGGTCGAAATTCTTGCTGTGCTTATCCAACCACTCATCAGCGGCGCGCTCAGACTCTGCCTCAATATCCTCGAACTGTGAAAGCAAGCGTCTACGTGCTTGCTCCAAGAAAAAAAGTTGTTTGTCGATCAGAGACTGCTTAAACGATTCCCACATAAAAAAAACAACCTGGCTGTCACTCATCGCTCGTTCTCCCCAACCCATCGTGAAACGTGATTATCGAGAATTTTCCGAGGCATTATGTGGCCTCGGCTGACGCTGGGCTTTTTCAAGTATGTTCATTGTTTTGCCACAGCATCGTTCAAACAAATTATTACGCCACTCGATATTATTTAAAAAAGGATTATCATTGATTTCAAGTCCATTCATAAATCGACTCCCGTTGTGTATGACCCCAAAGCTAATTGCTGCCCCCACTTTGTAAAGTCCAACTAGTTGAGGTGGGCCACCACTATATGGATCCTTTCCGGACGCAAGCGCATCACAAAAAGCGCCAAATACGCTCCGACTTGTTCTTCCTCTTCCTTGAGGATCCTTGACTTTCGGTCCAGTCCACTCATCATATGAATGGTATAGTGAGGGTTTTCCGGATCCACTACTTGCAATAATCCCAGAGGTTTCTGGCAGCACACAATTTTCAACCATCACTCCCTTAGCACTTACTTTTATTATGGCAGCATGGAAGGTAGAACTCATTTTAGAGCCTACTCTTGAAGCATAGATGATTTCACACGCATCATGCTGAGAAATAGGCTGACTTCGATAACTATCGTTTATTTTGGTCCTAAGTTTCTCAAGCTTTACAGCAAAACTGTCATCAGCAACGAACAACAGACCGCTGTCGATAAGCTCAACTAATTGCCCTAAAATTTGAATTGGAAATGTGACTGATCCACAATACCCAAATATCTCAGGGCTAGTTTTTGATGCAAAAATTTTGCGACCAACGTTCCAGTATTTTCCACGGCCCCAAGAGATACGACTGTCGCTGGCAATATAGATTGAAGCAGGGCCGTGCGTATCGATACCTGTCCACGATAATAAAGTCGTCAACCTTTACACCTCATCAAAAATTCAATATTCTAGCCAACATCTTGGTTCTGTTGGAATCAAAAACGAGCAACCCCGGGCCCTTCCACCAATAAAACACTATGGGGGGGACAGGCAGAGAACATTCCCCCAGGTCACTGGGGGAGTCCCGGTCATCTGATACACCCATTATCTCCCCCTTTACTGAACACGTGACACGATCCCGTGCCCTTAGCTTAAGGTATCTCCTCCTACCAGCGCACACCAACATATTGACTGGGTTCCTAGTCAGTAACGAGTTCCCGCGTCATTCGCTCTTGGCTAGGTGGCAGTGGTGCAGTACGCGTCATGCTCGCAAATTTCGTGCAAGGCTCGTCAATTGAGACTGGCCGGGATGGCCATTAGCCTTTTTTACCTTCCTCTTTCCGAACTGAGATATTCTCTTGTTCTGGCCATGCCGCGCAGGTCAGAGGGAAAGGGGTTCAAAATGGAAAAAATTTACGCCTTTGTTGACGAGTCTGGAAACCATGACTTGGACACATCCAAATCGGGCAGTTCAAACTTCTTCGTAGTTTGTTCTGTAATCGTCGCCGAGAAAGAATTGGAAGAATGCTACGCGGGAGCGGAAGCGATTCGAGTTCAGCACTTTCAAAAGGGTGAGATAAAATCGAGCAATATCAAGATCAAAGACTCGATACGGCGACTTCGCATTCTAGATCAATTTTGTCAACTCCCTCTTAAACTATACATTACTGTCGTCGATAAAAGTCGTCTGTATCAGGATGGCGGCTTTCAACATAAAAAATCCTTCATTAAATATATGAACGGTCTTTTATATCAAAGACTTTTTCTGAATTTCGCTCACTTACAGGTGCTCGCAGACGAGCATGGCAGTGCGGAATTTCAAGAAAGCTTAAAAAGCTACCTTATGAGCAGGTATGCAAACGATTTATTCGGGCAGTCTGTTTTTGAAACGAAATGCAGCAAAGACGACGTCATGATTCAAGTGGCTGATTTTTTCGCGGGCACGATTGCTCAGATTTATGAAGGTAAAGCCACTGCGGATATAGTCGCAAAATATAAAAACATGCTTAGCAGCCTCAGCCTGGGCATTCTTGAGTGGCCTCCCCAGTATCAGTCACTCTTACCGCCTTCCTTGAGTGCCGTTGACTACGCTGATTACGAGGTTCATCGACATGCTCTGAATCAAGCTGACAATTTCATAGCAAAGGTCGGCCATGCAATGGATGAAGACGAACGCCTTCAACTGTGCATACTTAACTTCCTTCGTTTCAAGAGTGAATTTCTCGGAAACAAGGACTACATTTCCACTAGCGAAATCGAAGTTCACCTACGAGCTAATGGATTTGGCGACCTGACGGAGCAAAAAATCGGGTCTAGCGGAGTGGCAAAGCTTCGAGATCGAGATGTAATCATCGCAAGTGGTGCTAAAGGTTACAAAATTCCACAAACACGAGCAGACATTACTGATTTTCTAAGTCGGGCCTCTAGTCAAATTGTGCCGCTGCTGGATCGGATTAAGAAAGCTCGCGACGTTTATATGCTGGCAAGCCGAGGTGAATACGACATACTGAAAACGGCAGATCTTTCTGACCTTCAAAGACTGCTGGATTCGCTTGATCCTATAAAGAGCTCTAAGTGAACGCGATTTTGGCGCGCTTCTTGACGATCGTATAAACCATGAAGACCGGCTAGCCTCACATCGACTCACGCTGAAGCAAAAAGCTGGACGTAAACGCTTTATAAAGCCCCCAGCTCCTATGCAAACTGGTGCCTCAAGGTTTCAATCCCAATCATCGTCGTATTCGGGCTCATCCGGAATCCATTCCAGATCTTTTCCAATGACTTTTGAATCAGTCGGTGTGAATTTAACGGCCTCAATCTTGTGTAGAACCATAGTTTCTGGAATAAATTCAATACCAGAGGTTTTGGTAATTAGGCGCTGAGCCGTTAACCGTACGGCAGGATGTTCAACTGTCACTACATGAGTAAAAAGGACGATGTTCAACCCATCCTTTTTTTGCACTGATGAAAATATAACCCCGTCAATTCTCGGAGTGTGCTGTGTAGACAAATACTCCGCGATTACTTGTGTTGTTAAGTACTCTCGCTCCTGCTTTGGCAAAACCGGACTGCTTATTTTGCTGTGAAAAGTACGAAGAAACCTCCTTCGCTCTTGCTTAAGACGATATTCCGGGTCAAACATACTTATGGGAGCGTGCTCATAGGCCTCCTCGAGCACTTTGAAATCAAGAACTCGAACATCACGTGTCAATCGAAACTCTCCACTGATAACGCTCCCCCCAACTGGTGGCCTAAGCTCCGCTATACAGGTCTCCCTATCAAATGCTCCATAGAAAACGGGCACGCCCTCAGGATTCATTCGGCCTGCAGTAGCAAGATCTTTAGGGGGCGCAGACATCTGAGCAGAGGGATCCTCCAGAATGCGCGTAAGATCACCGGGAGAGTCGCATAGACGAGCTCGGAACAGTTTTTCACCATCACATTTTTTAATAGTGCGAACGGCATGCGAGAATGAGCCGGGCCGTCTATAGGTTTGAAAAGAATCGATATTTTTGAACAGCCATATGAGGAAATCTTTACCGCCTTGGTTAAAAAAACGACTTTTATGCATAATTCCGGTTCGAAATTCATTCCATTTACGTTCGGCTTGAACCGGTCTCAACTGCTTTACGGTAAAAAGGTCCTCATCGTTAAAGCGACTTTCTCCTCCGTTCTTCCGATCATAATACGAACAGGCAGTCAGCTCTGCGCAGACATCTTTTACAAGGCGGCAGTCCTCATCACATCCAAGAATATCAGCTACATGGTAATCAAGACCATCACCTCTATCATAGTTGTTGGAGGGGATTAAGAATTTTCTAATAAGCTCGGCAACTAAGTCAGCCAACCTGCTTATACCTATGACTTCGCATTTTCTATGACAGTAAGAGCATTCTCCCAATATCCTCTCATTTAGAATTAACTTTTCAAGGTGGGGATCCTCAAGGCATCCATAGCAAACCAACGCTTCCCGATCATCCATATACAACCTCTACGAGTGCTTTTGAGGGAATCGCCTCAGCCAGTGTGAATCATCGCACTGGCTCAATGCCACTCCAAGCGCTGTCTTCACAACTCCTTAAACCCAATTAAAAGTCCCACGCCATCCACCAACCCAAACTGGTGTAACACCACCGCGCGGCCCACAATCATGAAACCCCTCCACATCTTCAAACCCGGCACCCACACCGCCATGTGCGGCACCAGCTTCAACTTCACCGAATCCGACCTAACCGCCACCGTCGCCGCCTACAACCCATCGCTCCACGAAGCCCCCATGGTCATCGGCCATCCACAGCACGACGCCCCAGCCGCCGGCTGGGTCAAATCCCTATCCGCCACCGCCCAAGGCCTAATCGCCGAACCCCAACAAGTCGACGCCACCTTCGCCGAGCAAATCGCCAAAGGCAGCTACAAAAAAATCTCCGCCTCCTTCTACCACCCAGACGCCGCCAACAACCCCGTGCCCGGCGTCTACTACCTGCGCCATGTCGGCTTCCTCGGCGCCCAGCCGCCGTCAGTAAAAGGCCTGCGCCCCATCGAACTGGCCGACGACGAACAAGGCGTCATCGAGTTCAGCGACCACGGCCACTACCTCAGCGCCGACCTCTGGCGCCGCTTCCGCGAATGGCTCATCGGCCAGTTCAACAAAGACACTGCCGACCAGGTCGCCCCGTCGTGGGCCATCGACAGCCTCGCCGAAACCGCCCGCCAGCCAGAACAGCCCCTGCAAACCGCCTTCTCAGAACCCACCCAAACCACACAGGTCACCCACATGCCCGAGCAAGATACCGCCGCCCTGGAGGCAGAAAACAAGCGCCTGAAAGCAGACATCGCCAAGCGTGATAACGCGGCTCGCATGGCCGCGCAAAGCGCCATTCACACCGCCAGCGTCGACTATGCCGAGAAGCTGGTGGCGGCAGGCATGAAGCCCGTTCACGCACCAGCAGTCATCGCTGCACTGGACTACGCCGAGTCCAGTCAATCGCCGTTGGAGTTCGGCGAAGACGACGCCCGCCAACCCTTAAGCGAAGGCCTCAAAGCCATCTTCAACGACCTAACCGGCGGCATCAGCTTCGCCGAAGTCGCCACCAAATCCCGCGCTGACGACACCACTAAACCAGCCACCAACCCCTTACTCGCCGACGCCGAAGCCCGCGCCCAACGATAGGAAAACCCCATGGCCACATTCACCCAACCCAAAGACCTGGGCGACTTGCTGCTGGTCGAAGTCAGCCCCGGCTGGACCCGCTCCAAGGCCACGCTTCTGGCCGGCACCAACTACCCGCTGGGCCAGGTGCTGGCCAAAGTCGCCGGCAAATACCAACAGCTCGATCCAGCAGGCACCGGCGCCGCCAAGAAAGCCGCCGCCGTACTGGCCGAACCCATCGACGCCACCGCAGGCGATCAACCCGGCATCGTCATCGCCCGCGGCGCCGTCCTCGCGCTGGACCAACTCACCTGGCCGCCCGGCATCACCGAGCCCCAAAAAAACACCGCCCTCGACGAACTCAACACCTTGGGCATCGTCGCCCGCGCCACACTCTAATCAGGAGCCCACCATGAACCTGCAAGACCTGTTCAGCGTCGCCAACCTCACCGCCGCCGTGAACAAACTCCCGGTCATGCCCGGCAAGGTCGGCGCCATGGGGCTGTTCGACGAAAAAGGCGTCACCAGCACCACTGTCATCATCGACGAACGCGAAGGCCGGCTGGTGCTCGTGCCCAACACCTCACGCAACGACGACCCGGCGCCCATCAAAGGCAACAAACGCAAACGCCGCACCTTCGAAACCCTGCACCTGCCCATCAACCGGCCGCTGCTGCCCAGCCAGTTGCAAGGCATCGCCGCGTTCGGCCAAGAGAGCGCCACCACGCCCATCGCCACCGTCATCAACGACCACCTGCAAGACCTCAAAAACAGCATCGAAGCCACCCGCGAGTTTCAGCGCGTCGGTGCACTGCGCGGTCAACTGCTCGACGCCGACGGCTCGCTGATGTTCGACCTGTTTGACGAATTCGACGTCAAACAGAAGAAGGTCACCGTGCTGCTCGGCAACCCCGACACCAATGTGCGCAAGGCCTGTCTCGACGCCAAACGCCACGCCGAATCTAAACTCGGTGGCGTCATGGTCACCGGCTTCCGCGCCTTCTGTGGGCCGGACTGGTTCGACGCCTTCACCGACCACGCCAACGTCAAAGCCGCCTTCGCCAACTACCAGGAAGCCCAAGACCGCCTCGGCGGCGACCTGCGCACTGGCTTCACCTTCGGCGGCATCGAATTCATCGAATACGACGTCACCGTCAGCGGCCAGCGCTTCATCCCGGCCGACATCGCCCAGGTCTTTCCCATGGCCCGCGGCGTGTTCCGCCTGTTCAACGCCCCGGCCAACTACAACGAAACCGTCAACACCCTGGGCCAGCCGTTCTACAGCAAGGCCGAGCCGCGCAAAATGGGCAAAGGCTGGGACCTCGAAGCCCAGGCCAACCCGTTGGCCATGTGCTTGTTCCCCGAAGCCCTGGTCGAGCTGAAGGCGGGTTGACCCATGCGCTATTGCACCCGCGCCGACCTCGGCCACGCCATCCCGCAGATGACGCTCATTCAGCTCTCCAACGACGACCCGGCCGCCACGCAGCCCAACGAAAGCGTCATCGACGACGGCGTGCGCCACGCCCAAGAACTGGTCGACGGCTACCTGCGCGGGCGCTACCACCTGCCACTCGACCCGGTGCCCACCATGTTGCGTGATGCCGTGGTCTACCTGGCGCGGCACTGGCTGTATCAGCGTCGCCCCGAAGGCGCATTGCCCGACGCCGTAAAAGACAGCCGCAAAGACACCCTCAAACTGCTGGAAAACATCCGCGACGGCGTCGTCACCCTAGGCCTGCCCACCGGCCACGCCGCGCCGGAACCGGGCGAGATCCGCGTGCGCTCACGTCCTCAACAATTCAGCGCCGAGACGTGGGGGCGCTACTGATGACCCAGGTGATCCCTAAAACTCAAACCAAGCACCTGATGGACGCCGTGCTCGCAAAACTGCAGCACGACGTCGGCCACGAACTGATGGTCGAGCTGTTCCCCGAAAACCCGTTGCAATACCGCCTCAACCACCCACGCGGTGCCGTCTTGCTGGCCTACGGCAAGTCCACCTTTGGCGTCTCGGAGAGCACCGATGCGACCTTTCAAGCCCGCAACGTGGTGCTGCGCCTCACGCTGATCTTTCGCCAGCTCAACGGCACCGCTGGCGTAATCAGCTACCTCGACCGCATCCGCGCCTGCCTCACGGGGTGGTATCCGCCCAACGCCGACCAGGCCTGCCGTCCACTGTCCGAGCAGTTCATCGGCCACCAAAACGGCGTGTGGCAGTACGCCCAGGACTTCGCCACCCGCACTACGCAACTGCAATTCATGCCTCCCGAACACGGGCCGCTGCTCAAACACGCTGCATTCGAGGACCACCCATGAACCTGACCCGTTATCGCTACACCGGCCCGCAAAGTGCCGCCTCCCTGCACGTGGGCGATACCGCCGAGCCACTCGACGTTCAGCTGCTGCCAGGCAAGCCTGTCGAGCTGCCGGCCGATCACGAATACACCGTCGTGCTGTTGGCGCTCAAACGCCTGACACCGCTACCGGCCCACACAAAGCCGGCCAACAAAACTGCTGTCGCGTCTCTAAAACCAGAGAAGGAATAAACGCCCATGCCAGCCAACTATTTGCACGGCATAGAAACCACCGAAGTCGAGCGCGGGCCTCGCCCTGTTCGGGTAGTCAAATCGGCGGTCATCGCCCTGGTCGGCACCGCGCCGGTCGGGCCCGTCAATGAGCTCACCTTGTGCTTGAACGACACCCACGCCGCCCAGTTCGGCGCACACCAAAGCGGCTTCAGCATCCCCGAAGCGCTGCAAGGCATCTACGACTTCGGCGCCGGTACCGTGCTGGTCGTCAACGTGCTCGACCCAGCCATCCACAACGCCAAGGTCACCGACCAACCCCAACAGTTCGCCGACAACGACCTGCTACAGCTGGCGCATGGCGCGCTGCAAACCCTGCAACTAAAGTCCACCGACGGGTCGGTCACCCACGGGCTAGGCACCGACTACACCGTCAACATGCTCACCGGCCACATCAGGCGTCTGGCCACCGGCGGCATGGCCGCCAACGCCCAGATCAAGGCCGACTACACCCATGCTGACCCAAGCCAAGTCACCCCGGCCGACATCATCGGCGGCATCACCCTCGCGGGGCGGCGCACCGGCTTAAAGGCCTTTCAAGACAGCTACAACCAGCTGGGTTTCTTCCCCAAAATCTTCATCGCACCAGGTTTCAGCACCTTAAAGGCAGTCACGGCCGACCTGGCCATCTCGGCCGGCCAAGTCGGTGGCGTGGCCTACGTCGATGCCCCCATCGGCGCCACCGTGCAACAAGTGCTGGCTGGGCGTGGGCCGTCCGGTGCCATCAACTTCAACACCAGCAGCGATCGGGTCCGCCTGTGCTACCCACACGTCAAGGTGTACGACGCCGCCACCAACGGCGAGCGCCTGCAACCCTTGTCGATCCGCGCCGCCGGCCTGCGCGCCAAAATCGACAACGACCACGGCTACTGGTGGAGCAGCTCCAACCAACCCCTACTGGGCATCATCGGCCTGGAACGGCCACTCACCGCACGCATCGACGACGCCACCAGCGAGGTCAACCTGCTCAACGAAAATGGCATCACCACCGTCTTCAATGCCTACGGCACCGGCCTGCGTTTATGGGGCAACCGCACCGCGGCCTGGCCCACCGTCACCCACATGCGCAACTTCGAAAACGTACGCCGCACCAAAGACGTCGTCGACGAATCCATCCGCTACAGCGCGCTGCAATTCGTCGACCAGCCCATCACCACCTCGCTCATCACCAGCATCACCGAAAGCGTCAACCTGTTCCTGCGCAAACTCATCGGCGACGGCGCCTTACTCGGCGGTGAATGCTGGTACGACCCGGCCCGCAACCCACAAACCGAACTGGAACAGGGCCACGCACTGTTCAACTACAAACTCACCGTGCCGCTGCCGTTTGAACGCGGCACCTTTGAAACCGAAATCACCGGGGATTACCTGGTCAACCTGGGGAACGCATAAATGGCAGGCTTTAGCGCGCATCGCATTTCCAATGCCAACGTGTATCTGGATGGCAGCAGCTTCTTTGGTAAGTGTGAAGAGATAGACCTGGGCACCATCAAAACGGTGATGAGTGACTTTCAAGGGTTGGGGATGGTTGGGCTGATTGAGCTGCCGGATGGCATCGACAAGCTGGAAGGGAAAATCACCTGGAATAGCTTTTATTTCGAGGCGGCTAAAAAGCTGGTGACGCCGTTCAAGAGCGTGCAGTTGCAGTGTCGATCGAACGTTCAGGTGTTCAACAATGGAGGGCTGGTGAATGAGATTCCGCTGGTCACGACCATGACCATTACTGGTAAGGAATATCAGCTAGGCACGCATAAACCGCGTGACCCGACGAAGTACGAGACGCCGTTTTCGGCTACCTACGTGCGGCAGATGATCAATGGGGAAGAAGTGGTGTTGCTGGATTATTTGGCGAATATTTTTCGGGTGGGTGGTGAGGATCAGTTGGCTAGGTACAACAAAAATCTTGGAATTTCCTGATATCCACTAACAGAAGGCCGCTCATGAAGTCGGCCTTTTGTCATGTAAAGCTAGTATTCAGAGCAGCTTTATGACTTCCTTTAAATAGCCACTCCTATGCAGAAGGGATAGCAACGTTAAGCGACCAGTTCAAACTTATTTTTGGAATGGTGCTGGATCGATGATGTACTCGTCGATACCCCCATGGGAGCCTTGGTAGTGAATGGGGAGAGGTTTTTCGGATGGTATGATTCCAAATTCCAGCTGGCTAGCATCCATGCCAGGAATGAATGGCGAGAAAAAAAGTACTCGGCTCGCGAACAGTGAAATGTCTCCATTTACGAGGGCTGGAATTTTTTTTCCAATTTGGGAGAATTTCTCTGGAGCACTGAACGCGATAGAGTACGAATTTATAAAATATCGCTCTCGGTAGAGATCCTCAGTATTGAATTTACTTTTGAGCGCCAATCCCCGCCGAAGAAAAATATCACTATCACTGATGCTATCACTGTTAGGGTGACTTTGTTTCCACTCTTCAATATGGCGATAGATCATTTGATCGTTGACCATCAAAATCATTCCAATATCTTCAGCTGCAATCAACGGCTCTAAATCTTCCGATAGGTCTTCAGCCTGAACAAACTGGGTTTCATTACCGACCAACAAACGCAGATAGTCATATATTGAACGTTTAAGTCGTCTGCATCGACCATCTAGTCGCTTGCTTTTTCCGTCAAGCCACTCTTCAGCGAGAACTTCGCAAAACAGCTTAAAAACACCATCTGGAAGCTTGCTCTCCAGCTCATTGGCAAACTCTTTACGGAAGGCCTCCTTGTTTTCCGTGAAATATTTCAACATATCTATTTCTAGTTCGCAGCTGTCTACAAGCTTAAATATTTCATTGTTTTGGCTACGCTCAATTGAATCGCCCTCGACGTGTGCAGCAATAAGAAAGCGCTCCATAAATGCTGCAGACATTTGGTATTGCGGCAGCAAAGATGTATCGAGAGCTGTAGTTGGCGATTCCATAATATTCCAATATTAAATGTTTTATTTTTGAGTTTCGCTGCAAAAATTTTCGACAATCGATCAACACTGACGAGTTATCTATTTGGCAGTTGGGCTTCCCATGTTCCGAGTAGATACAAAGAGAGAGAGCCTGCAAGATTCACCGCAAGCTCCGCATGGCGTGGCGCAGGTTTAACTCCAGCCTTACCAGTGCCATGTGAATCACTCAGACGATTTCGAAGTGCGCCAAGTCCTTCAACAACAGCTGTGCAGCCACCTAATATCTGCTTGAAAACCTGTTCCGTATGCTGTGAAGGTGCAAGGTTCAGCAACTCTGCTGTTTGACGATAGAGCTTATTCAGGTCAGGGCTGTCAGCATACTCAAGCCCAGCCGCTTCAAGGATGTGCTTGCAGACGGACTCTAAGAGGGTTCTAGCCATCGTAATAGCACCCTCGGGGTCAGTAGCTCGGCGCTCCAGTGATTTGGTCCAAGCTGCTCTTACATGCTCCGAATCGAACCGCTCAATAGCACCAGTGACGGCATGATCTGCCGGTGAAGCTCCACCTTTTTCGACGTAATCTAGCAACGGTCGGAACTCTTCCCAGATGTAGGTTCTGCGTTCGGCATATGTGCCGTACTTACCCTTTATGAACTGCCAAAACTGGCTGAGGCTCCTGCAAGTTCGTACAAAGCGCGGAACCATTGTGGCGAGGGTTGAATCAGCCATGACCACTTGACGCAGCTTCAGGTAAGCAACGTCGTCTTCGTTACCTCCTGTAGCCTGCGATACCAGGATTCCTTGCAGCGCTTCTGCTTCTTCGGAGAGAGGGTGCATTTCTGACCTACTGAGTGAGTTCGTGACCAGAGGACGGGCGTGTTCAACCAGATGCTAGCAGCATAGCGGCGAACCACCTCGTCGGGGGACTAGCCTTAGAAATCGAGATCGAGCGACCTCAATTTATCTATTCATCGATTACCAAACGACGACTTGAAGCACCGGATTTGCTAGTGCACTGCTTCATACAGCCCGAAGAGGGCGGCGTTTCAAGTCCTCATTCGTATAGCCGCATCCATAGTCATGTCAGATAGCTGCCGGCAAGTGAGGCTGCATTTACTTGCTTGGCTCATCGTGTCAATGTGCCATACCTCAGCAGTGGCATCTAGGCTGCACGGGCTCGGAAGATTCATTAACACAAGGAGCATGTTTTTGAAAAAAACAGCGTTGCACGCGTCTATTCAACAGCTACCTGTCGGTCAAGGCGGCTTCCTGATTGGTCAAATTAAGGATGACCATTCACGCGTGTTCACCTACGCATTTGATTGCGGTTCAATCAACCGGGAACACTTTGAGCAAGGTTTGTCTTTTTGTACACCAGGTAAGATCGACATACTGTTCGTTTCTCACCTGGACGCTGACCATATCAATGGAATCGATGCGCTAGCTGCACATATGCAGATTGATACGGTGGTTCTTCCCTGCTTGGACGCGTTGCACATGACCATGATCGCTTGCGAGGCGATTGGAGAGGCAGGGATTCGAATGTCGGTACAGTCATTCCTAGCTGATTCCTCAGGTTGGCTAGCAGATCGAGGCGTCAAGCAGATCCTTCATGTACAGCGTGCTGACAGTGCAGCCGAGGCACAACCTTTCAATCTCGATTCTGAGCAGTCAAACGAAGGCGATGTAGTGTCGGACGGTGAAGAGGCTGACGCAGATCGCCCTTACACAGTCCGCTCTCAAGGTGTTAGTGAAACCAAAACTATACGATCAGGGACGGTTGTAGTACGAACGCTCAGCGAACACTCGTCAATTTCAGTTGGTGCAGGTGGAAAAACGGCATCCTGGTTGCTGGTTCCCTATGTTCACCCTTTCCCAAGTGAGGATGTAGCGTTATTTCGTAAGGCGGTAGGGAGTTTGTTCCCTTCCACGTTCGCCAATCGGACGGCCGCCTCAAAACCATTCGCGAGAAAATTGCTGGAGCTGCTCCGCGATGAAGATAGCCGTGAGACGCTGAAATCCTGCTATTTCATTCTTTCCAGTGATAACAACAAACCCTCATTGAGTCTGTATTCCGGGCCTCATCCACGGGTTACCGGAACAAGGCATATTATTAGATCCGAAGAGCGCCACTGGCCTTTTTATTCCTCTCCACATCTGAGGCTCGCACCTACAAGAGGACCGCACGCAAACAAAGGGGGGGCTTGGCTTTGTACTGGGGATGCGAACCTAAAGAGGGTTGGCACGAGAAAACCATGGCTCCAGAGATTCCAGAACTTGCTTGATGAGGTAGAGGTTTTTATTTTGCCGCACCACGGCAGCAATCGTAGTATTCATAACGATGTTATTAATCGCATGAAAGGTTCTATGATGGTTGCTTGTGCCGCAACCGGACGTGATAAGCACCCGCATCACCTTTTACTCGGCAGACTGCAGATGTATGACCAATGCGTTTGGCAGGTTTCGGAAGATATTGAAAGCGGTTACGCACTCAATGTAACTCTCACCAATTAAAGTGTTTAGCGTTGTTAGAAAATGTTCGCTATGGGGCCCTCGGCAGATTTTCTGGGGATTACTTGCCTCATAGCCTGGTGCAAGTCCAATACGTATCTCACACGCTCCTCCAGACAACCTATCAAGGGTCAGAACATGGTAGGGCTATAGACATTGAGCAGAGCATCAGTAGCTTTTTTTTGAAAGCCTTTAACACAAGGGGCCTACATCTTTTCGGCAAAATCAGGCCCACTAGCTAGCCTGAGCCGGGAGGTGCAGGATGAACCCCACCCATCAAACACTCGTCAAAAGACGGGTGCCAAGACAAACCCATAAGGAGCTTTAATACCGTGTCGAATTTTGATTACTACGTATCAGCCACTGACTACAACAGCGACGGTACGCATATCGCTAAATTGCGAGTGCACGAATTCGGAGCTGCCGGAAAACTCAAGGATCCCGTGGAGATGACTCGCCCTCAGGTGATTGAGTTGATCAACAAGAAAAAGACATTTAGTACGATGACAAAAGGCTCAGATGGAAATTGGAAAGCGGGAGCTAAGCTTGAAGTCATTTCGGTTACAACCGATTACCTTAAGACAAAAAAAGATGCGTCCACAAGAGACAACCTTGAGAATTTACCTTCGATCTAAGCTGTCTATTTTTTTGGTTAACTAATTGAGTGAGCCTCGTGTTAAGCGGCAGTCTTTGCTGCCGCTTAACACGACAAAGGCGGCTTAGGTTAGCGGCTACTCAAACTCCTACAGCTCAAAAATAGACTGTTGAGTAGTACACCTTCTGACAGACCAGCCTCGTAATAATGCGCTCCCTTCATCACAGAAGCTTCAGATCCGCTTGCAGTCCGACCAAGCGTGAGAGGTATGGCGTCACTCACCAGTCTTTTTCTCCACAATGATCTGGTCATTCGGGATATCCAACTGGCGTTGAAGTTCGCCATCCTTGAAAGCAATAACAGTCGTATTACCAAACCCTTTGAATTGGACAGTGACACCGGCATAAGCCTTGTAGCCTTCTGGTGCCTTGGCTTCTTTGACTACCAGAGCATCAGGCAACAGGGCGTTATAAGGCGCTTTAACATACACGGCGGCTTTCTCAATGCGAACCTGAGCCATGCGCATGGCGCCATCCATGAGTAGACCTGAAACACCACCCATCACTAATGGCAGCAGCATGACGACAGTGATGCTTACCAGATAAGCGCTTTTCTTCTTTCCGGCCTCACCCGAGCTCTGTAGCTCGTCCTTCTCGGGAGTGACGATCACAGAATTCAGTAGCCGTTCATGACGACGGTACTGGGATCCCGCTGACTTTGCTATGGAATAGAAAACGTAGAGCGCTATCGAAAGCACCGGCAAATTCCAGTAGGCCACGTTGTCATGTTGTCCAAATGCCCAGATCAGCACCACAGCCACCAGCGCGAAAGGAATGGACCCCCAATGGAACCGGGCCATTTCATACGCCATTTCTTTTTTCGGGTTAACTTTTTTCTGTATACGTGCAAATACGAAGTTAAAAATGGGTCGCGTCACAATCGACAAGCAAATGCCCAGCGAAACTAGGCAACCGACGAACATGGCATAAACAACACCAAAACAACTCGCGGCCAGCAGGAACAGCAGCCCGTCGCCCAAGGTCAGACCCTGGGGGAAATGACCAACCCGTAATGCATAGATGATCACGCAGGCACTGCCTAAGGCGATACTGAATTTGAGTGCAGCACCGGTTAGCTTCAAAAGACTTTCAGCGGTGGACTCAAGGGAGGAAATCACTGTTTTCATGAAGGCACATCTGTGGGGTGGATTTAGAAGTTTTTACAACTCTCCAGCATGGTATCGACGCGATCATTCATAGCATGAGCGCACAGAGTAATCAGCGGTTATCGATGACGTGGGCATGGTGAAACTTCGTGGAAAGTTTCGAGCGGCCACGCTCTCCGACGGCCAAAGATTTCCCCAATATTTTTCAAAGCCGTCACCCGCTGTAGGACAGCTATTCAGTGCACTCCGTGCGATCTCGTGCGGCTACAACCCCCAACGCTATTACCTACAAACACAACCGAATCGACCGGCAGACGCACCAAGTCGCCGTCGGTAAATTGTCTCCCGTCACCATTCGCAGTGACCGGGCGGAGCAGCCCGTAGCACGTTAAGTTGCACGCGCATCTTTTGTAAGGGACAGGCAGCTCCATGCCTGATTTTGATGGTAACTGTACGCCGGGTGCCCTCGGGCAACCCGGCATTGCAAAGCTCCTACTCGGTCCCATTACCGGCGTACAGTTACCATCTTTTTTCACCCCCCCGCACGGTTCCATTCAAGGGGAGCGCCGTAGCGATCAGCGTCGTCCCCATCAGCCGGTGACTAATCCGGCATCCGCCTACCAAAACTCTTCAAAAGCACCGCGTCGCCACGCGAGTCCGGCAGGTTTTAAAGCGGCCAGCGGCTAAGGTAGCGCCCCGGGAAAATGTCGGACGCATCCTCGATCGTTGGAAACCTTCACGCGTTTAACGTACGCGTTTTAGGCGCTCATCCTCGCGTACGCATTGCAGCCACGAACAACTCAGCTGAACTGGGAAGACCCGTGCTACCTTCCAGTCTCATTCATGACAAGGAGGTCGCCATGCGCACCCTTTATATCCCTATCATCCTGGCGGCAACTTTTTTGGTATCTGGTTGTAGCATCAAGCAAACCGTGACGCCTGCTGAGCTGTCTTCCGAGATGACGCCAGAGATCTGTCTGATCCCCGCCGAAGGACTACGAGAGGGGTTCAACACAGCCTATGAAAACCTGCTCAAAAACAAGGGATTCCATACGCGTCAGCTTCCGCCAGGCAGCAGCCCGTCCAGCTGTCCTCTTTCGACGACGTATATCGGTACCTGGTCGTGGGACCTAGCTATTTACATGAGCTATGCAGATATCCGCGTTTATCAGTACGGCCAGCAGGTGGGCCAAGCGGAATATGACTCGCGTTGGGGTGGCGGTCGGGTCATTGATAAATTCATTAATGCTGAGAAAAAAATCACAGAACTGACCAATCAGCTGTTTCCAAACGGTGCCGCAGGCTTAAAGGGCGTTAAGGAGTCAAAATCTGGCACCGGTGCCGCACTCCTGACAAAAGACGCTTACCAACAGCGACAGCTCAAACAGCTTGAACAGCAAGGCCTCCCCTATGAGGAATACCAGAAGCGCTACAAGCTGATCATGGCTGACTAGGCTTACGATGATGCGCATAAACACGTTTAAGGGTGCGCGTTTAAAGACACCCTCTGTTACGTCCTATCGGCTACAACGCCTTGCGTCGTTACCTACGCGTGCGCCAGAATCCGCTGGCTTGTGCGGCTGTGGGGCGGGCTATATCGTTTCCCTGTCACTGAAAAACAGTGATCGGGTTTGGTAGCCCGTTTTGAAAACATCCGCATGGCGACATCTTATGCAGTCTCTTTTTGGGACTCGGCTTTATATGGTGGTCATGCGTGGGGCTCCTTGTGAGCGCCGGGTTTCCCGTTTTCGACCGGTCTACCAACCCACGTATGGCCGCCACCCGCGTTTGGTAGCGAGGGTGATGGCTCCTCAATCTCAGTATTGAAAATGGGAGCTTCATCTATGTTCAAAGTTACGCCTAACCCCCCCAATACCGGTCCAGTACCCTACGACGCCTTTATTGATCTTGACCCCAAGAAAATGAAAGAGGCGGCCGACCGCGCACTCAGCTTCTACCTGAACCCCGGGGCGATGAAAACGCAGATACCGCCCCACAGGCCCAGCACCATTTTCACCATCGACGCAGCGGTGGATGACGAAACGTTGCTCGTCGAGGCTTGCGAGTCGTTGGCATCAGCCAGCGCCTTGGTCAACGATCTCGTCGACTTGACGGACGACCCACGACGCCAAACGATGCTGGTACTGCAACGGGTCATCATGTTGGGTGAGTTAGCGGTCAATCGCGTACTGGATAACCACAAGCCTGGGTAGTCGCCAGGCGGGTAGCGAGGGTGCGCTTGCGTCCTCGCTATTTAGCAGCATTCAAAAGTCGCTACCGCGACAAGCTTCTTTATTGTTTCTTGGTAATGCCACCGACGTAGAACCGCAGATGATGGCGCGCAGCGCTTTCAGCGCTCAGGCCACGCAGCTCTGTTGACCGCTGCTCCCCATTCGGTAAAAACACCGTTAACGTATCGCCCTGCACCCAGTAAGGGGCGGCGTACTGCGTACCTTCATGCTCGATTGTGACTTCGTCTTCCATCTACAACACCTTGTCCTTCTATGGAGTGATTGCCGCTCGATAACGATCCTCGATCGAGCCGCGAAATCCTCTCCTTAAACTCGATTAAAAGCCAGCGTCTGCGCCCAGCGCCACCATCAGGGCTCTCAACCTGGAGCCCACACAATGGCCGACGCACTCAGCTTCACCCTCAAATTCCCCTTCAAAAGCGCCAGCGGCGACACCCTCAAAATCCTGTCCATCACGCGCCTCAAACGCAAAGACATCAGCGCCGCGCAAGCGGTGACCAAAGACGAAGGTGCCATGGAAGACCAACTGGTGGCCAAGATGCTGGGCATCACCCTCGAAGACCTCGGCGAGTTCGACATTGCCGACTCATCGTTAGCTACCGAGGTGTTGCGGGAAATGGCAGCCGGTAGAGCCATTGCTGCAGTCCTGGGACGAAGCACTGCTATTGGTGCTGCGCCTGCAGCCGTCTGAAATCGAACGGCTAGACATGGTGGATTACTGGCGCTGGGTAGCGGTATGTCAGCGCGAGATTAACCGCCGGCTCGAACTCGCCGAGCAATCGAGTAGCTGACCACCGTCACCAAGCCAACCACAAGCCCCGCCAGCAACGCGCCGCCCGCAGCAATAGGGGCGGCCGCCAGCGCCAGCAGTGGCAGCGCCAAGCAAAACACCAGCACCGCCGCCCACACCGGCAAGTGCACCAGGCACAGCCAGGCAAGCCAGATCACACCGGCGCCGATGGCCAGTGCATAGAGAATCTTGGCGGTGCGTAAAGCGGCTTTTTCAAACATGCCCAAAGCGTAGCAACTATGGCTAACGAAGTCCTCGTCGGGTTAAAAATTGGAGCAGTTGTCTCTGGCAGCTTGAACGCGGCATTCGGTTCGGCTAAATCGACCGTGCTGCAATTGGGTCGCGCCCTCCATGGCCTCACGGCCAAGCAACAGCAGATGGGCAACGAATTGTCGGCGTCGTTGGCCCGTGGCGGCACGGGTGTCGAGCGCCTGCGCCGGCAATACGCGGCGGTGGGCAGCACCCTTGATCAGCTCAAAATCAAACAAGACCGCCTCACCGCCAGCATCGCCCGCGGTGAAACCCTGAAGACCAGACGTGGTGAACTGCGCGGCCAAGCCATGGAAGTGGCCGGTACTGGGGCGGCGTTGGGTGCGCCGATTTTTCAGTCGATGAAAACAGCCGTCGACTTCCAGGACCAGACCCGCGACATCGCCATTACCGGCGGCTTCGACCTGGAGCAAGAAGCCGACCTCAGCCAGGTGATGCGCAAAGCAGCGCTGCGGTGGAACCAGACCCAAACCGACGTTGCCAATGGCACCGCCATACTGATCGCGGGCGGTATTGCCAGCGCCAAAGAGTTGGCCGCCTACGCACCCGTCATGGCCAAAACAGCCACCGCCACCCGCGCCAGCATGAATGACCTGGGCTCGGTGGCCATTGCGCTCAACGACAACCTGGGCATTGGCGCCGCAGGCCTTGAACGGTCCATGAACATGCTCGCGTTCGCGGGCAAAAGCGGCCAGTTCGAACTCGCCGACATGGCCAAATGGCTGCCGCAGTTAACACCCCAGTTTGCCGCCTTGGGCATTACCGGGGAGCGCGCCGTGGCAGAGATCGGCGCGTCGTTACAGATCGCCCGCCGTGGTGCCGGTAGCAATGACGAGGCCGCCAACAACTTCAAAAACTTCCTCTCAAAGATCACCGCGCCCGAGACGCTCAAGTCATTTGAAAAGGCTGGCATCGATCTCAAAGGCAGCATGAAGAACCTGGTCAACGAAGGGCTTTCGCCTGCGCAGTCGATGATCAAAATCCTCACCGCACACCTCGGCACAAAAGCACCGGCCGCAGCCGCCGAGTACGGCAAGGCGCTGGACATAAAGGACGAGCAAGAACGACACATCGCACTGGCTCGGTTGGATGAAGCCTACAAACTCGGCGCGTTGTTTACCGACCAACAAGTCTTGTCATTTGTCCGCCCCGCATTGGCCAACCAAAAAGACCTGAGCGGCATCAAGCAAGGCAGCAAAGACGCCGCGGATAAAGGCGTGCTGGATCAGGACTGGGCTAAACGCATGGGCAGTTCCAAGGAGCAACTCAAAGAGCTGCGCAACAACCTGACCGACATCGGCCTCTCGGTCGGCAACGCGCTGCTCCCCGCGATTGTCGATGTCAGCCGTGCAGTGGTCCCGCTCATGCGGTCGTTCTCGACATGGGCAGAGCAAAACCCTGATCTCATCAGGGGTGTAGTGGGCCTGTTGGGCGGTCTGTTACTGGGCAAAATGGCCTTCATCGGCGTTGCTTATGGGGCCAACCTGGTGATGTCACCCTTTGTCGCCATGACCCGCACCATCACCACACTCTCCGCCAAATGGACGCTGCTGCAGGGGATGTGGCAGATGGGCAAGTTCACGCCACTGACAACCGGCTTAAGCCGCGTCGGTCGGGGTATGCGCACGGTGGCCAGGTACGGCGGGTTGTTCTTGCGCGGCCTGACCACCGCCTTGGGCGCACCGTTGATGATGATCGCTCGCGGTGGCCTGTTCCTGGGCAAGATTCTGGGCGGTACCTTGCTGTTCGGGTTGAAGCTCGCCGGGCAAGCTGTCCTCTGGCTCGGCAGGGCCTTGATGATGAATCCCATCGGCCTGTTGATCACCGGTATCGCGCTGGGCGCCTACCTGATTTACCGCTACTGGGCACCGATCAAGACCTTCTTCACCGGCCTGTGGGACGAGGTAAAAGCCGGCTTCAGCGGTGGTCTGTCCGGCATCCTCGGGTTGTTGGCTAACTTCTCGCCGCTGGGCCTGGTCTACCGAGCCTTTGCCGGCGTAATGAGCTACTTCGGCATAGAGCTACCGGGCAAATTCACCGAGTTCGGCGGCATGCTGATCACAGGGCTGGTCAATGGCATCAGCAACATGGCCGGGGCCCTCAAAGACAGCGTCGTGGGCATCGGGTCGTCCGTTAAAGGCTGGTTTACCGAAACACTCGGCATACAGTCACCCAGCCGTGTGTTCATCGGCTACGGCGCCAACATCAGCGAAGGCGCCGCCATTGGCATCCGTGCTCAGGCAGGTCTGGTACACAGGGCCGCACTCGATATGGCCGCGCAATCAAACGTCGACGTTGCCCCGCCAAACGCCGCGCAGGTGTCCAAGGCAAGCATGATGGGCAGCGCTTCGCGTATATCCCCAAGTGCAGGCCCTAGTGCGGCGGGCCCAGTGAATTTCCATTTCTCACCTCAAATCAACGTACCTGCTGGCGCGGACATGGGCCCAATCAATCAAGGGTTGCAGGCCAGCTACACCGAATGGATGCGCATGATGGAGCGCTACATCCACGACCAGCGTCGCCGCAGCTATGGCCCATCCCATCAGGGGGGCGTCTGATGTTTGCCATCCTGGGCGATATCGAATTCACCGTGGCCGGCGGCATCAGTGGCATGGAACAAAGCGGCTCGGCCGACTGGGCAGAGCACGCACGTATCCAGGGCAAGCCCTTGCTGGAATGGATCGGTGAAGGGCTCGATGAATGCACTCTGACCATCGAACTGCACCCAATACTGGGCAATCCAGAGCAACGCTTAAATGCGTTGCGCCAGGCCAAAAGTGAGCATCAACCGTTGGCGTTTGTGATGGGCAGCGGTGAGTACTTGGGGGCCTACGTCATCACCCAAATGTCCAATGCCATCCGTCGTGCAACCGCCGTGGGCCAGATCAAGGCGGCCACGGTTCATCTGAGCCTTAAGGAATACACCGGGGCGTTTACGCGCAAAGTCGCCCGACCGGGCCTGCTCGATTCTGCCGTGAACGGGACATCGGCAGCCACCGCCGGTAATCCCGGTCTGATCTCGCGCCTGATGCCCACGCCCAGTACCGTCCAAGCGGTGATCGGCCACGCAAAAACAGCCGGCAACCTCCTCAAGGCTGGCCAGAATGTGTACCAAACAATCAAGAGCGGCAACGCCTCGATGATCCTCGGCCAGGTTCCGCAATTGTTAGGCGTCACGGCCCGGGCCATAGCACCGCTGCAAGGGCTGAAGGCAGCCGCCGGGCTACTCGAAGACGGCGCCGACCTGTCGCAATTAGGTGAACGCGTATTGGGCAGTGTGATGGGCGCTCGAACAGCCCTTGATCCGGTCGACCTGGGCAACATCATCGACCGGTTCTCGGCATCTCACGAATCGCTCGACCAGGCGATCACCACACTGCACAGCGCCCGTACCCGGCTGGCGGGCTTGGCAGGCCAAGTCTTGACGAGGAAGGCCTGATGTTTATCACCCATGTCACCACCGAAGGCGAACGGTGGGATCAGTTGGCTTGGCGTTATTACGGCGATGCTCATCGCTATTTACCGATGGTTCAAGCCAACCCTCATGTGCCGATCACCGCCATCTTGCCGTCAGGTTTGACCTTGGCCATCCCCATCCTCGAACCCGTGACCTCCGCCCAGGACCTGCCACCATGGATGCGATAATCCCCGCCCAGGTACCGCAAGCGCGCTTCGTGCTGACCTACCAACAGCACAACATCACCCGTAACGTCAGCCAGCATTTGCTCTCGGTGTCCTATGACGACTACCTCACCGGCCAAGCCGACAGCCTGGCCGTCGAACTGGAAGACACCGACGGCAAATGGCGTGAACAGTGGTATCCAGGCCATGGCGACAGCCTCACCTTGTCCATGGGCTGGGAAGGCCAACCACTACGCGCCCTCGGCCGTTTCGAAATCGACGAAGTCGAACTCAATTGCCCTCCCTCGACCATCACCATCCATGGCTTGGCCACCGGCATCAAAGCGGCGTTGCGCACACCCTCACACCACGCCTATGAAAACACCACGCTGCCGGCCATCGCCCAACAGATCGCCGCACGCCAGGGCCTGGAACTGATCGGCACCATCCAACCCATCCCACTCGATCGCCTGACCCAGCAAGACGCCGACCTGACCTTCCTGCGCAACCTCGCGGCCGAGTACGACTACGCCTTCAAAATCACCGGCCATCGCATGGTCTTCCATGCCATCAGCGCATTAGCCAAAGCGGCGCCAGTGGCAACGCTGGTACTCCAGGACCTAAGCAACGTGAACCTGCGCGACCAAATCCAAAACGTACCCCAGGCCGTCGAGATCAAACACAAAGACCCCGCCACAAAAACACTGGTGACCTACAAGATCGAAAACAACCAAACCGTCGCGGCACCCAGCAGCATCAGCAAAACCACCACCAGCGGCGACACCCAAAAAAGCCGAAAACGCAGCGCCTCGACCGAAGAATCCAAAGCAAAAGCCCAAGCCGAACTGGCCAAAGCCAACCGCGAACGCACCACCGGCAACTGGTCAGCCATGGGCCGGCCCAACCTGGTTAGCGGCAACGTCGTCACCCTGGTCGCAGCAGGAAAACTCGGTGGCCGTTACCTCATCACAGCCTCACAACACCGCATGACCCGCAAGGGCTACACCGTAAGCCAATCAGTCAGCCGCGTATCCGCGCCCTGACAACAGAGAGCCAAACAAATGGGTGTTGAACTTGAATACGGCGAAGTCAGCGCCGTGGACTATCTCACTTGCCGCATCCGCGTACGCCTGGATGATCGCGACGGCCTTCAGACCTACTGGCTCAACATCCCCCAGCGCAACACCCAAGGCACACAACGCCGACCGTTGATGCCCGAACTGGGTGAGCAAGTCGCGGTGCTGCTTGATGCTGATGGCGTAGGTGGTGTGTACCTGGGCGGCATCTACTCAACCGCCGAACCGCCGCCGATTGTGGATGAGGACACGGACTATGTGCGGTTCAGAGATGGGACGGTCTCGACCTACGACCGGGCGGCCGGGGTGATGACCCTGGATTGCGTGGGAGCTTTGCTGGTGAAGTGCGGGCGCAACATCACGGTTGAAGCGGATGAGCCGCTAGTGGTAAAAGCGCCTTCGGCGACGCTTGAAATCCCGCAGGTTTCCTTGAACGGTAACCTGCAGGTGAATGGCGATATCAAAGCGACGGGCACCATCATGGATGCTGGCGGCAACTCAAATCACCACAGCCACTAGACTTCAGTCCCAGCACACTTCTCCGGTGGCATCTCTCGGATAGTCATCATCAACTTTGACGTGAACAACCCCTCTGTCATTTATCACACGGGTAGCTTGAGCCCAAATACCACCGACACGACGCAACCTGATCTTTTGCTGAACTGGACCGTTTCCTGCAGTCATGAAGACGTTGAAACTTCGAGAATCCCCACTCTCTAAATCATGTTCCAGTACAATTTTAGAGTGTCGAGGCAGCAAATCCCCGACGGAAACGAAAGTGTCGGCCTCGTCTGCTCGCCCGTGTGAGACGGTAGCGTCAAAAATATCTAAATCAACAATTGTGGCCTTTGCCCGATACACAGGAAACTCGCTACCCCCACCATGGACCGCTAACCATGTGCTGCTGTCATCACCATGAGCGATGATCCGGAAGTAAAAGAAACTGTCTCCTCCCGTCACATACCCAATGAGCCGCTCAGTCTGATGTTCCAAACGCTCTGTCATAAGCTGGATGCGATCCTGTACTAGGGAAAGGCTATTTTCGACTCCAGCCTGCTTTCGGACTCTGAAAAACTGGCCCGTCATCCAGCTAACAAAAAAAAATGCCCCTCCAAAATTCGCTCCTATGGATTGAACAGTCACTTCATCTATGACGTACGCTGTCCATGCAACAGAGACAACCAAGGGAAGACTGAATTCTTTAACGAGTTGGACTGCTGTCCGTTTGATACTTCCCTTCAAAGCGCCACTCCAATCACATTTTTTGGTGCCGCGACCTAATGTGCACGGCTATCAACTCATCATCATAGAGACGACTAAATATCACGACGTTTGTTTTCAGGGGTGAGTGCTCGTATTGCATCGAGCTCCTTTTCCTCTGTGATGCAGTGACGAACCGCCATGTTCAACAGACTAAAAAGCGCGAGCGCTACCTCAGGGGTGTCATTGAGGTTAACGGTTCCGGGATGCACAGACTCATTCCCGAAGATACGGATGGTGTCGAATGCCTTCAGCACACGACTAGGCAATCCTTTTTCTACAAGCTCGCCAATCTGTTTGTGGATTTCGCCTTTTTTGCCTAAAAGCTCCTGACAAAGCTTTTGCACGCACAACCGTAACAAGGCGGCCGCTGCACGAGGAGAGTGAGTAAAAACCAACCTGGCTTCCTCAAAATCAACTTTTATATCGGCAGGCATATCATCCTCTGCCTGAGGTGCAACGCATTCCAGCGGAAAGATGAGGGCCTGCCGTCCTCCTAGTAGCCCTTGCATTGGTAGCTCAGGCCTTGGCCGACCTATGAA